CCTCTACACTGTTTGGCGATATTTTACATATCATAACGCTATCAGGATATTCATTCAAAGTTATAGGCGACATTCAAGACCTAAAAGACGCTTTATCATACTATGAAGCAACTGCTTACGGTTTAGTAGTTCCAGCAAACATTTTCCTATCTATCAATAATTCAAAAACTACTGGTACTATTCAAGGTGATGGCTATGTATATGGCGGCCCTGCTTATATTCCACCAACTACCGAAGGAGGTTAATCAATGTTATACTTAGGAGATTATGCTAGAATAGGTTATAGTTCTGTCACTCCAGTTACTTCACCTGCATTATTACAACAAGGCACAGTATCACTAGTTGGACAAGTACCAGTATTTCTACCAGAAGATGGTGTTATGCCCTCTTCTAACCTAGGTATTGATAATACCTCTATAGGTATTATTGGTACTAACGATACAACTGGTGGATTAATAGCTATAGCTCTATCTCAATGCTCTAGTCAAAGTGTTATTGATAGCATTAATACTCCTGGTAACTTTGGCACTGGCATACAGATTATGTTAGTGGTATCTAAAGAGCCTCTTTACTTGGAAGCAGCAATGTTAATAGTACAAGAAGCAGGCGTATCAATATCACAGACCATACTACCTATAGACCCATATACTATAACTAGTGTTAGATATACTGCTTCTCTAGGTGTAGTATCGTTCTACGACCAAGCAGATAACTTAATAGCCACATATACCTCAGAAGATACAACTACAGCATTTAATTTAACTTTAGTAGTTATACCTGTATCTATATCTGTACCTATTACTGATCTTTCTGTACCTTTTGAAGTTACAGGACTTTCAGCAATAAGCGTAGCACCACCTGCTCAAGCAGCTAACTTAGCAGGCATAGTAAAAGCCACAACTGCGGGGACAGTTGGTAGCTCTAGTTTCGAAGTTGGTGATTACTTAATGTTCTATTCTGGAGTTGCAGAGTGTATAGTAATCCCTAAAGATACAAAGATAGCCAATACTATTAGTGTTGAAGTGCTACCAGGTGGCATTATTGATACTGCTATATTTACAGCTATAAATAGCGTACTATCACCATTACAACAATTTTTAGTAGACCCAATAATTTCAGGAGTTACATCTACTAACACACCAGAAGACTTTCCATCAGGTACTAAATATATTGTACCACTAGGTGATTTTACAGGCTTAACATTACCTAACTTATATAAAACTATATTAAAAACAGTTGATGGTGGACCATATGAGGCGTTTGAGATACTTGATTATGCATTAGTAAGATATGAAGGTGTTCAGTATATTTTTAACCCTAGCCAGTATGGAACTTATTTTGTAGACCAGGAATTACCATTTCAGTATGCATTAAATAAACCTCAACTTGATGGTTATAAGGAAAGTATTGGAACAAACTACTTAGAGTTTTCCATAATAGATAACTCCTTCATGGTAATTACTCTATCAGATAACATAACATATACTATACAAGCTACTAACTTTATAGGTAGAGAACCTACAAAGGCTTTTGGCAAGTTAGTTATTGTAGCACAAAATAATATAGGTGTAATGTTTAATAATACTAACTCACAAGATATAGAAACTATAAGTATGGTAACTGGAGAAGTAGTTGTAGTAGACTGGATTTACTTTAATGGTACTTTCTTAATTCAAGAAATTAGTAGGCCTTATGTTGATGGTGTTATATATGAAACTCAAACCCTTAATAATGTGTTACTTGCTAGCCCAGAGGTTAATATTCTGGGAAATACTAGATTTGTTCTATTAACTGGCGATGCAACAACGCTATCTATTAATAGAATAGGTAATGGAATGACAAATGACTTATATATTACCAGTAACTACAATATACCATCACTTTCTATATATGACGCCACTAGTAACAGTACGGTAGGCCCATATACCTTAGCTGCAGGTGGATTTTTACAATTCAAAGTTACTAATACTAAGCAATTAGTAAGAGTAGGATAAATAACATGAGTGATGATAAACTGTTAGTACCTATACTAACGCCAAATGTAATACCACCTGAATACGTTGAGGTGGCAGATTGCTATATATCTTGTAGATTAGATGTTAGGGAAGCAGCTGCATTGCTCAACGTTACACCTGAATACGTTTCTGGTATTGTTAACTTGCCTAGTGTTAACGCTTACGTTAGCTCTATCGAGAACTCAAGAGGTCTTAGAAACTCTAGGACCTTCTTTGAGGAGATGGAAGAGATTATAGCTCAGAAGAAGCGTGATATGCTTGATTCTGAGCTAGGCAGTTCTGCTGATATTTTAGATTTGATGCAGGCTATGCATAAGATGAAAATGGAAGAAGAGAAGTTAGCTCTTAAAAGACTTGAGCTAGAAGTTAAAAGAGAAACTGCTAGAATTGCAGGGGCAAGAGGCAGAGTTAGTAATACTCAAGTTAATATTGGCACTGGAGAAGGTATTGCTAAGGGCTTACCTTCTGTACTTCAGGCTATTATGGAGGCTAAGTAATGGAGATTTCAAGACTAGGTATAAGAACCGATATGGTTGTTGTACCTGAAGATAGCTGGTTTCACTTTGGTGACAATAAAATCAATGTGGCCAGATATGCAGCCTTACTTGGGTATGAAGAATTAATCATGCCTCAGATATCTCTTATGAACGCTTACTTAAACACTCAGTATCGTTTTATTATCGGTTGTTTGTCTCGTAGAACAGGAAAAACTATTGCAGCTAATGTTATAGCTAGTATTGTGGCGCTGTTCCCTAATACTAACATTCTTATCATTTGTCCTAATTATTCTTTGGCTAATATTTCTTGGGACTTGCAGACTAAATACTTCCAGAAAATGGGTATTCAGTTAACTAAGTCTAACGTTCGTGATAGGGAGATGGTTACTGAACATGGTTCTATGGTAAAACTAGCTTCGGCCGATAGGGCGGACTCCGCGGTTGGCCGTAGTTACGACTTAATCATATTCGACGAAGCAGCACTTCACGAAAATGGTAAAGATGTTTTCGACATTGCATTACGTCCTACATTAGATAAGATAACTTCTAAATGTTTGTTTATTTCTACACCTCGTGGTGAGAACTACTTTAAAGAATTCTATGATAGAGGGTTCTCTGATGAATTTCCTAGCTGGATTTCTATTCACTCTACATATGCTGATAACCCAAGAGCTATTGCTTCTGACATTGAAGAAGCTAGAAGAAGTATGTCAGTTGCCAAATTCGCTCAGGAATATGAAGCTAAGTTTACTACGTTTGAAGGCCAAGCTTTCTTAACGTTTGATGAAAATAACGTTACTAACCATATTGACTACCCATTCTATGAATTTGTTCTAGGTGTGGATATAGGGTTCAGAGACCCTACGGCTTGTGTGGTATTGGGGTTATGGAAAGACGAGGCTGGAATAACTCAAGCAGTTTGTGTAGAGAGCTGGGAGGAGGTTGGTAGAAGTACAGCTGTAATAGCCAGTAAGTTAAGAGAAACTATTAACAAGTGGAACGCTGAGTGCGTATACATTGATGCAGCAGCAGCACAAACTAAATACGACCTAGCTGAGATTTATGATATTAGTTGTATTAATGCACAGAAAGCAATCATAGAAGGTGTATCTTTCATGAATATGCTAATTGACTCTAATAGACTTGTTATACTAGACGAATGTTTATTATTGATACAAGCATTAAGAAACATTACATGGGATACAAAGGCAGAGCGAGAAAAACTAGTACATAATAGATATATCCATTTGATTGATGCGCTACGTTATGCAGCTTACACACATCGTCACGAGATGTTGTAATATCTTTTAACTAGACATTACACCAAAATTTACACTCATCAAAAATTGAGTTACAGTATACATATGATGGGAGAATAAAAATGGCAAAGAACATCAATCCTTTAAAACGCTTAGAGGTTAAATATGTACGTGATGGTATTAAATCACGTTACAAATTGAAAACTGAATGTGAGATTTGTGGCACTACAGAAGAGCTTGAGAATCATCACTACAATACAGTAAACCTTTTATGGGAAAAATGGAAGAAAGACAACAATATTGTAATTGAGTCTGCTGAGGAAATTTATGTACAACGTGAAGCTTTCTACTCAGCTTATCTTAAAGAGATGATAACTGACTTAGTTACTTTATGTAATACACATCATTTAAAACTACATTCCGTTTACGGAAAAGAGCCTCCTTTGTTTACTGCTTCTAAGCAGATAAACTGGGTATCGAAACAAAAGGAGAAGCTAATTGACGTGGTTAAATGATTTTAAAGAAAAAACGATTAAGGTACTAAATACCCCCATTAGCTTAGGTACTAGAAAGGCAATGCCTTTTATGCCAGATACTAACCATGAGCAAAATCATGAAGCCGATGGTCAAGTATCTTTAAACCTATATAATGCTTATGAGACCTTTGAGTGTGTAAACAGAGGTGTTAACTTAATTGCTGATAGTTGTTCTTCTATACCTATTGATGTAGGTGATGAATACAAAGGCTATATCTCTACCAGCTTTGCTAGAAAGTTATCTAAGGTTAGATTGAGCAATCTATTGAACATTGCTCCTAACCCAGACCAAGATAGAGTAGAATTCTTTACAGGGCATATAACAGACCTTATGCTAACTGGTAATTCCTTTACTTATTTTGATGGTAACTATTTATATAGATTACCTGCATTGTATGTTAAAGTAGTTGCAGGTAGAAAGAACCTAATATCTCATTACTTATACAGCCCGAATGGTGTCGATATACGTTTTGAACCTGAAGAGGTTATAAGAGTTAAAGAGGCTTCTGCCACTAACCCTTATATTGGTACTAGTAGATTAACTTCTGCTATGCAGTCTTTAGATATTATTTCTAAGATGAATACTTATCAACGTAATTACTTCAAAAACTCTACAGTACTAGGTGTGGTATTACTATCTAAAAATATTTTAGGTAAGACAACTAAGGAAAGATTGAAACAAACTTTATCAGAGTTCAATCCTTCAAATGGTGCAAAAAATGCTGTAGTATTAGATGGTGACGTACAATTACAAAATATAAGTCAGCAAACTAATAAAGACTTAGATTATGATACTTCATTAAAAACTAGAGAATTTAGAGTGTTAGAAGCTTTAGGTGTTCCACCTATATTGCTAGATACACAAAATAATACAAGTATACCAGCTAACTTAAAGCTATTTTATCTAACTACTATCTTACCTATTATGGGCAAATACATTTCTGCCTATGAACGTTATTTTGGTATGGATTTAAAATTAGCATTATCTGATGTACCAGCTATGTTACCAGATGCTAGAGAAAGGTCAGCTTCGTTACAGGCTCTTGTTAATACAGGTATTATTACTAGAAACGAAGCAAGAAATGAATTACGCTACCCTGCTATAGTTGATGATATAGCAGACAAATTAATTCTACCAGCTAATATTGCAGGTAGTGCAGTAGACCCTAACGCTGGAGGGAGACCACCTGATGCCAAAGATAAATGAAGAACAAAGATTACATGAGTTA